ATTGTGTAAACTCCCAATTTTAAAAACAAAGTTTCAATTGGTTTAGCTGCTATCTTTTTTTGATTTGCATATTCACCCTTATCTGTTTCTATAACCCAGTTTCTAAAAGCTTCGTTGTCTATATCGTTTCGTATCATTTTAATGTTAACATCTTTGTTGTTAAAACACCATCTGTTAATCAACTGTTGCATTGTGTTTGCTGGTATTTCATACTTGTACTGCTTTGCCATGCTTTGTAGATATTGTTTCCACCAAGCTTCAAAGTAAAGTCCCATTTTATCTCCTTTTTTGAGCTTGTATTGTGTCATTATTTGCTTTATTATGTTTAGCAAATCTGCTTTTTGTTCCTTGTAGTCAGCTGATTTTTTAATTGTGATTGGGTCTGTAATCCTGATCTCGTATGTTTTTTGATTTTGTGCTTCTACTTGTCTTAAAGCTCCTTCTAATTGTCTTGCTCCTTCTACATCTTCACCAACTATGTTTCCGTCTTTATCATATTCTTTTATGTGGTGCAACCTAAGTTGTGTTGCTCCGTATGGAACTACATTTGCTGTTGCTGGGTATAGTACCTCCAAATTAATAAACTTGCTTCCATTGCCAAAAAACTTTTGCTTTTGAGCTGGTGTTAATCTATTAATAGCTGTTTCTAGATCTACCATTGCCTCACCAAATGCCATTTGTATTGGTCCTCTACCTGAAAACATATCATCAACTTGTTTTACTGTTAGTGAGTTTGCTGCAAAGTCTTTAACTTGACCTTTATTTCTTGCAGCTCTTACTTGTCCATCTTTGTATGTTACCATTAAATTTTGACCATCAAGTTTTTCTTGTGCATATTCTAATGTACCACCTAAAGCAGCATCAATCATGTTTTCTATGTCTTGAAAGGTTAAATCAAAGTCTTCATATGGATGTGCAAGATGCCCAGCTGCACCACCTTCTTTAAGTAGTGTAATTTCATTCATGTTGTTTCTTGTTAATATGCTATATACCAATTTTAATGTACTATCAAGTGTTCCTGGATAGTTTGTTTTAAAGTTTGTGTAATCCTTATTTACTAAATCCTTTCTTAGGGTTGATGCACTGATTCCTTTACCATTTAATCCATCAGTTCTACCTTTGTATATTAATGGTTGTGTGTCTAATGGTAATTCAACCACATCTACATATGCCCTATTGTATTTTGCTCCTTTCGCATGTCCTTGTACAAACTTTTTAACACGTACATAATCTTCACCCTTTGAACTCGCAGCTAAAGCATATGTGCCTGGATTTGCTGTTTCGATGTATTTGTAAGCTGCTAATAAGGGATTATCTTCTTTTACACTTTTCACCTCAATATTTGCAGTCCCAGATAATAGTGCTTTCCATACTTGTATACTTTGATCTCTTGTTATTCCTTCTCGTTCTTTTGGTCCTATTAATATTTCAACCTTACTTACGTTTGGTTGTGTTGCATATCGTTTAGCTAGTTCCAAATGACCTCCGTGAGGTGGTTTAAATCCACCAGGAAGTAGTACAGTGATTCCAGATTCTGCTTCTTCAAGCAAACCTTCAATCAAGTATTTAGTTAAATTATTCATTTATTGTTTTATATAAGTAGGGTTATTAATTGCTTGACGTTTTAGTTGTGATATTTCTAGTTGCAATTTTTCAACTTTTTCAATTAAATTTACTACCAGCTGTCCTAATGGTGCATTTTTTATTGCGTCATACTTCTTTAAATAAATATCATCAGCAACTATATTACCGTCAACAAAGAGTTTATAGTTCTTATACACCTTCTCATCAATTGATTGACCAATATACATTTTTTCCATGTTTCTATAGGGTAATAATTCCCTCATTTCCACATCTTTCGTCATTGGATTATATGATAAATAATGCAATATGAAATACACAGAGTCGTTTTTTAGTTGCTGATCTGTTGCTGGCATTCCTATACGCAATGTATAAGGATTGGTTTCGTGTTTTTGCTTTATTTGATTAATACTATCACCTTGCCAACCTTGGTATATGTTTTTAATAAATATTTTTCCCAAGGCATGCTCGTTAATTAAACCTTGTATTGCTGGAAAAGCTATTGAACAATTCCTTATTGTGTTGTTGTTTATCATGCAATGTTGTTTATGCTGTTCCTGGTGGTATGTAAGGTATTGGTGTATATCCACCTTGACTTAATGTTGATGTGGTAGTTGGTTTTATGTAATCAGGATCTGTGGTAACACCTATCTTACATACTTCAATATCACTCAATATGGCACCAAAATAAGTATTATTGTTAAGTGATCCACTCACTTCTATGCACAGTTGAGCTGGATATCCATATTGTATCACGTTGAAATTAAACTTTTCAATTAAATACCCTGTGCTTGGTTCATTAAATGTCATTACTGGCGTTGTATCGTATCCATTACCAATTGTGACTATGTTATTACCTGGTGGATACCACCCACTTGCTCCAGGTATTCTGCTTGTTGTGTTAGGTACCGTTGCATTCACATCGTGTATAAACACTGTCATAAAACTCCCCACATCGGGATAATAATTTTTTGCTATTGATCTTTTCAGTGTAAATTGAATATTGTATATGCCACCATTTTCTGTGAATATGTCTGTTATATTATAGCCAGTAAATGACTTGAACCAGTAATCTGATCCTTGTGATGTTCCACTACCACTTGTTGTTAATGGAAAAAATAAACGTCTTGCTTTTAGGGCTTCTGTTAAGTGTCTTAAACCCGTTACTGTGTTGTTAGAGCTTGATATAGAAGCTGTTGTTAAGGATGCTTGTATAGATGCCCTTGTAATACCAACTCCTTGACCAGCATCAAAATACTGATTATCAAAGTCAGAATTTGAGCCAGTTGGGTAATTAATATCGTAAGCTCTTAAATGACTAACATCTCCTGATGGTGTTATGGTTGGATATGAACCAACATAAGTTGGATATCCTATATTAGCACCATTAATTCTGTGTATATAGTAAAACTGTGAAGCTTGTGCTGTGTTTATTCTTGAGTCTATAATATGCCAACTTGATGTAACTGGATATTTTGTCATGCCATATGATTCAAAACCAGCTCTCCATTTTTTATTGAAACTTTCACTTGCTGTTAAAGATACTGACCAATTTCTAATTGTGTAATCATCACCACTAAATGTCACTATTTCGCTATCATCAAATGACCATGATGGCACTGTTGCATTCCATAAAAAATCTCCAGCATGTGATCCCCAAGGTAATGCTCTGTATCCTTGGTTTCCTCCAAAAGTTCCCCCTGGATCTACTGTGAATCTTGTAGTTGCATATGTATTACTAATAGCACTTATATCTTTTGGAAAGTTTAAAAATGCTCCCGATACCACTGTTAATATATCATCTGGTAAACCAGTGTCACCTACTATTGCACTTGCTGTAAACCAGAATTCTGGTAAACTTCCTGAAACCATTTTTGGAAATATGCCTACATAAGCACTACCAGTTAGTCCCAACCTTTTATAAAATAAACTAAAAGCTTTAGTTGTAAATCCCATGTTAAAAATTTGAATTATAAGAGAATTTTAACCTATCTGTTTGACAAGTATTAGATACAATCTCTGATTTTAAGTTTAATTTAAGATCATCTAAGTATGTGACATACTCTGATTGTTTTCCTGTGTAATCATAATAATCTATTTTAAAATCAATAGATTGTGATAAGGTTGCAGCATTAACCAATTCTTGTGGTAATGGTACTGCATATTGCACTAGGTTTGGAGTAAAACCATTAATAGTATATGGCTTAATGCTTATTTCACTAACATATGCACCACCTACTACACCACTCATTTGATCTACCACTCTTGCTCTAAATAAAGGTCTGCCAAAACCACTTCCATCTGTTTCAAAATCAAACAACACTTTACCATAATATTTTCTTTGTGGTCTGTCATTAACAATTTTACCTAGATATTTTCCAAACCTATTATAATCAGAACTGTATCTTGTTTTGTCGCTATTTAATGTTCTTGTAAATGCTCTTGGATATGTCGATGGACTAATTATATATGTGTTTAATGGTATGCTATTTGCGTAAACTTCCAATTCTGTATATGGTTCTAATGTAAGATAGAAACCCATTGTGTAAATCTGGTTGCTATTGTAGTTTTGATTATACGTTGATGTTAGTATTGCTGATTGTGAGTATGATGGTTTCATCTCCACTGAATCTATTAGTATGTTGTTATTTAAGCTACCAGTTATAATGTCAAATCCAGCTGGATCTTCCTTGTATGCTGACCAATAGGTTGTTATTAACGATTGTGTAAAAAAATGACCTATTAATAGGTAGTCGGATTCGTATCTTGCATAATTTACAGCATTTGGATATTGTGCATCAGTTAAATACTCCACTGGATTAACAATTTGATCACTAAGTAATTTATAATCACCAGTTACTGATCCTAGTCTTGCAGCCGTTTTAATTCTATATACTTGGCCACTTATTGGATTCAAATCACTAAAAGTGAATTCAACATATGATTGATTTACATTTGAACTGGTAACATATGATTTATCACTTGGTATATACACAACACTGCCTGTAAAACTATTTGCTGCTTTGTATGTGTAGTTAGATGGTGCATTACCTATTGTGTTTCCATCTAAAGTTGTTATTGTTAATGGTTTGCTAATCACTGCTTGTGTGTCATTAACCACCTCTACAACTATTGATTCATACGAATCCAATTGCGTATTCACACTTCCAGAAACTGTGATTCCAGCTGGTAATGGTGGGTAAAGATTTAATGGCGAACTACCAGTGCCGTAAAAATCAAAGTATCCACCTAAGTGTTCTTTTCTAAAAAAAGATGAAGTTGATTTTACTATAGTGTTAAACCTTGTCGTGTAGTTGATTAAACGACCATTATCTATATCATCATCAAGACTTCTAAGTGCTGTTGGTACACTATTTACAGTCTTAGGTGCATTTCGTGGGTTTACTGTTATGTCCCGTAGCCTGTTATCTAGGATATCTACACTCGATGCAAAATCCCTATCATAACCTTGAAAGTTAGATGTGATTATGCTTAGCTGATTAGCACTACTAGTTTGATAAGCATATGGCACTAAGCTGGTTGTGGCTTGTGTCATTATTCTTGTGGGTGTTACAATTTGCGCTACTGATACCTGTGGTGGTTTGTCAAACAACAATTCAGCATTGTTTCTCTCATATGGTGCTATGTTGAATGATTTAATCCATCGAACATTGTATTGATTTGCAAATTGCTGTGGTATTGGATTGCCATTCAAATCAATCAAAGCTTCACCTACTAAACAAGCTGTTGCTGTACCTTGTGCCGTAATGTCATAAATGTCAAAACTAATATAGAAGTATCCAAATCTATCAGCAAAATCACTCACTTCGCAAAAAATCCTCTGACCTTCAGCATCAATCATTTCAATATCGATGCTTGTGTTTATTCTCATATTTGCACCATTTCCCTTCAGCTTAATGACATATCGACCTCCACCTACCAAAGATGGAAAGTCTTGCACATCAAAATAGTTAGGTGAATTTTGTGATGTATCCTCTACATAGTAGGATTTATCAAAATAGCCTCTACTTAATGGTATTTTATATGTTGATAGAAACGACATTTATATATAAATATCACCTAATAGTTTATATGACTCAAATCATCCTTACGATCAATAGTGATTATGTTATCAACCATGTCTCGAACTACATCAATGTGTGAAATAACTAAGCTAAATCTAAACAAATCTTTCATGTAAGTAAACAATGTATGCATTGAATTTAAGTTGCTACTATCTAATACTCCTAAACCTTCATCTATTGCTATAAAGTCTGGTTTTGGTACGTTTGTGATTTTAATTAATGCCATTCTAATAGCCAGCGAAGCTAAAAAGCGCTCCATACCTGAACTTAATTCTAATGGCCATTTATGATCATCGTAACTAATATACGCGTTTATGTTTTTGCCATCTGTTTCAAGTTCAACCGTAAAGTCGGTTACCTGATTAAGAATGTCATTTACGTGATGTTGTATGTAAGGTACTGCCTTACTTATCATTATGTATGGTATGCCATCTTTTCCAACAGCTTTGCAATATAAATCATAAGCTATTTGCTTTTCAGCTAATTGTTGCATATGCTTAATCGACTTGTCACAATCGCTTACAATTTGCTCAGCTACTTTTATTTTACCATGATGATTCATTGCTATCACATCAGCCTTTTGTAGCTCTATCTTTTTAATTGCTGATTTTGCCTGTATATCCTCAATCTGAGCGTGTATTTCCTTGTTACTGTTGAGTATTGCGGTGTTGTCATTATAAACCTTTATATCGCTTATTATCTTATCTATCTTATGCTTCTGTATATCTAGATCTTTGAGTATGCGATCATATGTGTTTTGCCATCTTTCTACGCTTAGCATTGCTTCCTTATGTTCAGTGATTAATGCCTGCAATTGCTCAGCTTGTTGTTGTATGTTTTTGTTTTGTTCAATAAAACTTGATACCTCGTTAAGCTTTAGTAGGAAATCATGCACTACTTGTTTGTCTGTTTCAAGCTGATCTCTTGTTTCTATAGCATCTTTCACAAATACGTTTGTTGTGCAATATTGACAATTAGGATCATATTCATGCTTTTCCAGCTTTTCCAGCTTTGATAACTTGTTAGCAATTGTAACTTTCATTGTATTAAACGTATTGTTTAATTCAACTTTTTCTTGTGTTTTTTCCTTGTACACTTTGTATAAATCATTATCAAATGTGTTTTTAGCTTTGTTTAATTTGTGTAGTGACTCATGCAATACTATCTGCTGATCTTCTAATTGTATGTGTGCTTTAGAAGCTTCTTGTTCCAATGACTTGACATTTGTTTCAGCTAACTGTAGCCCTTTTCGTAAGGTGTCAATATTTAATCCATCTGCTATACAAGGTTGTAGTCGCTTGTTTAATTCCAATAAAACATCATTTAACTGCTGCAGTTTCTCGCTATGGATTGTTACCTCTGCCTTTGCTTCTTGATACTTTTGATTACTTTCTTCCATAAGCAGCTCAGCATCACCTAACTTTTTTTCAAAGTCTTGTTTCTGATATTCTTCCAATAATACTGTTGCTATCCTATTTTCCTTATTTGCTAGATCATACAGCGTATCAAATATTTTTAAATCTAAAAAATTCACTAATAGATCCTTTCTTTCACCTTGTGTCTTATCAATAAAGTTTGAATTGTTTCCTTGCAAGGATAATGCTGTTAGTATAAAATCATCAAAAGTACCAACATAACTTTGTATAATCTTATCTGTGTCACGCCTTTGTTCACCATTTAATGATACAATTTCTCCCTCTGCATTGATATGCCAGAAGTCTATGTCTACTCTCAATCTTCCAGCTAATGGTCCTTTGGCATACTTTGTTGCTCTTTTTTCTACAAAGTAGTCTAATCCATTTAACTCAAAATTAAATTTACAAGTAAACGATTCTTTTTTTCTATTCAATACCTGCTCAGCCTTACTTGCACGAAATGAGTGATCAAATAAACAAAAACACAAAGCATCTAATACAGCAGATTTACCAGCGTGATTAGGTGCAAATAAACCACACGTACCATTTAACTTATCAAAGTTGACAACATTACCTTCACCATAACTAAACATATTACTAAACTCAAACTTCTTTGGTTTCCATACTATGTTTCTTACTGTCTCACCTTGGCTTACTCCTTGATTTAATGTTGTGTTGATTTTAAGCACTGCAGCTAATATTTCATCATCAGTCTGGTTTTGCAAAAACTCAGCTATTAATTGATTTTGATGCTGTACGTTTCTTATATCACCTTGATTTAAGGATTCACCAAAGCTGCTATCTCCAGACATTTTGCTATCTAATCTCTGAATCAACACATCGCTATTTTTATACAGCTTTCTTATAGTAGCTAATGCTCTTTTTAATTCAGCTGATGAGGTATTTCTAGTTCTTAATCGTACTTTTGTGTTTGCTGTTATTGGTAAATTATCAGGTAATATACCATTTTCTATATCTGCAGTAAAAAAGCCATGAGGATTTGGTATATCAAAAAACTGATATTTAATATCACCCTTAGTAGTCAAATCACAGATAGCATAACCATGACCATCAAAGGATTCTCCAAAGTTTTGCTGTATAAGACTACCTGGATAAAATATAATAGGATCGCTAGCACATAGCACCTGTCTTTTGTGTATATCTCCCAGTAATACTAAATCAAAGCTTGCAAATGTATCCCAATTTAGCCCATGAGCTAAGTTTAATCCACTGTCAACTTTGCTATTAGCTATAGTGCCATGGTACATGGCTATTGTATGCTTGTATTTATCTATTATCTGATCAGCTGTAACATAACTTGTAACTGGATCAATTAATGACATTACACTAATAGCTACATCTCCAATCTCATATAATCCTGAATTACGTAAGTAAAATAGGTTGGGATGGTTGATAGCTTCTATAATAGGTGTTAAAGCATCTAACCTATCATTATTGTTTAAGTTTGTATCATGGTTACCACATATAACAATAGTTGGCCTTCTATTGGCCAACTCTTTAAATAGAGATATAACAACACTAATTAACTCAGGACTCATGTCAGTCTTGGCATGTACAACGTCACCGCCAACAGTTATGATAGCATCTACCGGTAATTTATCTATAGCTGTATACAATTTATTAAATACATTAGTATACTCTTTATGCCTTTTCCAATTTCTTATATGTAAATCAGCTATATGCAATACTTGATCAACTTTCTTTAAATTGCATTTTATCCTATTTATCATCCCTTTTGCTTTTATTTTTCAAATTACACAATATTAATCAGAAAGTCAACATCTTTAATTTTAATAATTCAAAGAAATCAATCTTTCTAGCTTTGTGTATGTATTCTAACATGGTTTCATAACCAGCTTCGCTTGGATCTTTAGAGTGCATATCAACTAAATAAACATTAATATTCTGATTTAAGAAGTATTCAATGTAACCAATAGCTGTTTTTAGTGCATCTTTATCAAGTGCTATATATAGATCCTTAGTCTTTGCTGATATTTTTGCTTTTAATCCATTCGATATTATTTTACCAAATAACGGTATTACGTTTCTTTTTGTTGTGATAGCATCAAATGCACCTTCAACAATGACAACTGGTTCATTCCAATTTATCTGATTTTCAAAACCAACAAAGTCTATTGATATTGGTGGCTTTTTATGCTTGACTGTTGCTGTATCATAATAACTTCTTCCGACAAAATAATTAATGTTGTTTGTAGCGTCATAGCTTGGTACAATAATCATGCCAGCATATGGGCCTTGATCGCAATAACCTATGTTATAACGCAATACGTCGAATATGGTTAACTTTCTTACTTTTGTAATGTAATGAAACGCGTTTTTATAATCTGGTGTGTTTTGTGTTATGTACAGCGGTTTAAAATGAGGTGGCAATTCTACACTATACGCTTCGTTAGACGACTTAGAGGTATAATTACTATCCCCATACATATCTTTAATCTTCTGATAAGCACCCGTACTTGCTTTTGTTTTCTTGAACAAATAGCTTAGACTTCTTCCTTTTTGTCCACAAACCCAACAATGATAGGCTTGAGTGATTAAATTGACTTGTAATTTTTTCTTATAGTGATTGCAAAACGGACATTGGTAGCTATATTCGTTATTTCGATGCACAATACTTGTACCTAAGTGATCATCGATTAATTGCTTTGCTTGTAACAGATTTATATTCACGTCTGTAATATACAATAAAATTTAACTAAAAGCAAATATACTATGCTAATAGATCATTTTGTTTTTTCGTCTATCCATTCTTGTGGAATGGTTTTACTTGCCCACTTGAAATCATACTTTTCAGCCCACATAGCGTAAGTTGTTTTTGAATTCTTACTACACTTAGCTTTAGCATTTTGAAACACGAATCTTATATCAAGTTCAGGATGTTGTTGTTTTATGAATATATGCTTTTTTCTATCATCTAATACCAGTCGGCCTTTAGTTTCTACAAATATTCCATTTGGTAATCTGAAATCAGGTGTATAAATATGCTTAGATTCCGGTATAGTGTACTTTATCTTGTGTTGTTCGTATTCACCATCTATGTTTATAGCTTTTAAGTTAGCTGCTACAACTTCTTCTAAACCACTTCTGTAAGCACTTTTGTGTTTGCTTTTTGTTCTTTTCATATTATTAACGATCGTATCTAATTATTAATGTTGTATCTACGTTTGTTGGTAATTGAGTTGGTGTATTTAATTTGCCAACAACCAACAATCTGCCATAGTCATCATATAATCCTACTGTAGTAACAAAAGGTCTAAAATGAGATCCAGTTACATACGGTCTGAATACATAGGCATTTACAGCTGGATCGTAAACGTGTGTTGTTGGATTCATACTCATACCAAATTCAGTTGGACTTACAGTACATGAAATTTCATTTTCCCAAATGGTGTGAGTGCCTCGAGTTTCAACACTAATAATTTCTGCAAAACGAGATGGTATACTACTTAAAACCATCATACCATGATTATAAAACACATTTCCTATGTGCAAATCACCAACACCCATCGTATCATATAGTATACTAATGTCATTGCTAGTTAATATAGTGTTGAATAGTTTTAAATTATCTATTTTACCATTAAAACCTTGAGCTCCAGTATAGGAATTACCAATATATACGTTTGATAAATTAATACAATCTTTGTCTGCAACAGTGTTGGTAGTTGAAACTGTGTCAAGTGGGGTAGTCTCTAATCCATTATACACATTCAAACTTATTGTTGAACCTGATTTAACAGCTGATACGTGATATAATCTATCAATGCTCATAGATACACTGCTAGTTAGTATAAGCGCACTATTACCGCCACCACGTTCAAACACAACTTTTTTGGTGTTGTAGCTGTACGATAGTTTATACGGTGTTTTGGAAGGTACAGTATAAGAGTGTATGTTACCATTATCATCAACTCTGACATCCTCAATTGGACCTTGTTTGGTTAACAATATAGAACCAGATGGGTGTGTTGGTTCTTGTGATGGACGTACCATTAAGCTGATAGCAAAATCGCTACCGTCAAAATTATATTTACTATTATAATCAGAAAATATACCTGGTTTAATCACTACACTTGAACTCAAAGAAGATGTAAATTGAGCAACAGCACCTAACAAATCAGTATCTTTAGCACCTAGAGATTGTGTAAATGCATTGATTGTATTAACGCTAATGTTGCTGTAAATAGAATCCATTGGCCATAAACCTCTACTAAAGCTACTTGAAAAGCTTGTAGCGCCTACACCACTATACTTGTATAAATCATCAAGTGGCCATACAAATACTGGAGTTGTTGTTAATTTTACACCATTAGTAAACACATAATTACCATAGGGTGACACAAAACTTTCTCCCTCAACAGAACCAGAAATATACAAATTACCAAAGCTATCATCTATAATATTCCATATTCCAGTCATTGATTCATTGGTAGACATAGCTACAAATTTCCAACGCATACGAATATTAACAGATCCTGGAAGTATAGATTGACCAAACTTTGATTGTGGCTGACTAACAACATAAGCTGCATCTTCTAACTGCCTAAACTGCTTATTAACATTACCACTTCCAAATGAAGCTTTATTATTAGTTAAAAAGTTTTTATAATACAAATGATCAATAGACTTATGTACAATTCGCTGAAATTTATCATTAGCTGTTATTAATTCATTAGAATCAAAATAAGGATTTCCTTCATCAAAAGAATCACGTAGGGTATCCGGATAAGTGTAGTTTGAACTAGGATTGTAATTTGCTTTATAAACAGTAAAGTTTTCCGAATTAGTTGTTAGTATTTTACGCCATTGAAATGCTGTACTACCTATGGTGTAGTTTGTTGATTTAGCAGAATCAACACCATAAAAATAAGGCAAGCTATCACCATTAATAAGCATCTGTGGTTCAACACCACCAAGATGTATTGGATTGTTTATTGTATTATCAGTAGTGTTTATTGTTATTACGGTTGTTTCATCAAGTGCTGTAGTGGATCCTATTGTAATAGCAAGTGTTGTGTTTAAATCGGGATTAAGTAATTTAATGTTTTTAGTGATAGCCATATTAACAATCTGTCTACCAACACCTAAGTATTGTCGACAATCTATAATATCGCTGTATGTTGCAGTTATACCATCCGAGATTAAATCAGTCAATACAAACCCATCAGCTGTAGCAGCATATAAATGCTGTGTTGGTGATGTTTGATCATACGGTATATAAGGATCGTTACTTACAGCAATTGCTGCTATATTTTGTACTGCTACTCGTGTAGCACCTAAATCAAGCGTTGATGAAAACAATCGACCATCACCAAATAAAGACCACACTGTGCCATTAGATACAATAAGAGATTTTAAACTTGTTGGATTGCTAGAAGTATTAAAAGCTATTGGGCCACTTGTAAAAGTTCCAGCAACCGCTATATTATAATTACCAATATAAACATTACTATCAAAACCACTTTTATATACTGCATATAAAGATCCACTATACGTGCCGTTTAAACCCCAATATTCACCTTTTGCAAATGGTACCGAAGATGTCCAATTATCGACAGAACCTGTAAGTACACCAGAATCACCAATTTCAGCTCTATAAAGATAGTAGTCACTACCAACCCACATGGTTTTTGTACTAGACTCATAAGCCATACTCATCACAATACTACTACTATAAGAGGCACTCCATATTGGATTTAATTGCTTGTCGTATGTGCCTATAGAATCAGTAGCTACACCACTACCACTAACAAACAAACCCAACTTATCCATAGTATCTGTCATTTCACCAGATGCAAATCCAACGTTTTTGAGATTATTAATAATACTAAAGTCATTGGTATTAACAGCTACAATTGCTTTATCTGTAGCAGTATAATTAAAACCAAAACAATACTGATAGTTTGATAAATTCTGAGCTGTGTTACCGTATTGTGATATTAATTTTGTTGGTGTGGTTAGGTAAGGGACAGCTGTTACCCCAATTGAGTAATTAACATCCTCTTGCCACAATTTATAAGTACGAAAGGGTGTTATTCGCACATCAGATTGATCAAGACTTTTAAATATTCCAGCCATTGTATATAAATATATGTAAAACAAAAAACCCTCTTTCTAGCGTTAGAGGGTCTATTGTTGTTGTTTATAAAATAATAATAATCATTAAAAATCTATTTTCACTTTTACTAACGCTTCTCTGTTAAAGCTTTTTAATAATGGTTTGCTTAATTTTGCAACAGCTACTAATCTATTGTTACCATCATACATACCAATTGTGGTTATGTAAACACTTGGATTACGCAACATACTAGGGTGTAATAAAGTGCCAGTGCTGCCAGTTACGAATGTTGGGTTATTAGAAAAGTTAAATTGTTTATTTGTGATTCGTACAAAATAGTGAGTTGAAGTTACCTTTTCTTCACTTCTAGCGGCAAAGTAGCTTGATCCACTAATACGTAAAGACATAGATACGTGATTTCTAGCTTGTACTGCAGAGGATGAATTGAAAGGAATTCCACAACCAGTTGTACCACCAGCTCTTAACAATCCAGCATGAAATACAAAGACTCCTTGATCTGGGTAAAATAAACCATATTGTGTAGATGATGCAGTTACACCACCTGATCCACTATAAATTCCAAACACTCTACCAGCTTCGTTGATTGAGGGATTTTCACCAGCACCACTTGCATCAATAAACGATTTATAAGAAGTTGGCCAGTTAGCTGCTGTTGATCCACTACCAATTCTTAATTCCCAATTTCCTGGATCAACTTTTTGACGGAATCGAGCTCGAGATACATTTAACACAATAATCTCTTCTGAATCAACACCTCCAAAAGTAAACACTTTGTCTGTAGGTGGTAATAACATGTTTCTGTATTGTGAGTAAATAGCTCTTGATGGTGTGTCATTTGCATTGTTACCAACTGTGTTTGCATCTCCAACAGATCCACTACCTTGTCTATGACCATACGCTAAAGCAAATTGCACTTGTGCGTTTGTGGCTGTAGCTGGATTTCTGTGATACACATTCATGTAGTAGTCACCAGATTGTGATAGCTGTGTTGATGATGTAAAAAAACCTATACCGCTTGTTGAAGCTGAGTAGGGATTCATAGTCTCAGACCAAATTGGTTGAGATATTGTCTGAATGTCACCAGCAACTACGTCGTCTGATGTAAATGATTTATATATTTCTGCCATTTTGTTTTATGTTTCTTATCTAGTTGTTAAACCTGTTGTGACGTCTAAAGCTGTAAAGTCTACTGGATTTACAGATATAGAAATTGTTTTGAATCCACCAGTCTCATTACCAACAATAGTTAATAATGCACGCTTGATTGTTGTTAAGTTGGCTTGTGCTTTTGCTCTAATGATAAACTTAGTACCAGTCTTAATTATTGTTTTGCCAGCAGTTGTCATGCCAGTTACCTCATCATCTAAGAAGCTTGTAACACCAGCTGCATTTGCGTCAGCAATTGTAGAGCTTTGTGTTCCTCCATTTGGTGAGTTTGTTCCTCCATCTGGAGCAACTTCCAAAGTAGCGACTGTGTCATCAGATAAAATAGCTGTGTAGCCAAATGTACTATTACCGCCTGTTAAATTTAATGTTGCAGGTGTAATTGTTACTGATTGTTTCATTGAAGTGATTGCAATGGATGAAGGGCTAACACTAATAACTGGTATACCAATTACGTCTTTAGGCAATGTCACCAACTTGTATCGTAGCATTTGTGTTTCATCAGGCAATGCTTCTAATACTGGCATGTTTTCAATTACAGCGCCATAGTAATTAGATCCTAATGTGTGTGCTGGATTATACAAGTCGTAATCCACTTCATCATCACTTAACGCGAATTTTGTAATATTTAATTTCCCACCAGCCGCTAAGATTTCACGACCTTTATTTGTTAATATTGCATCTACTGTTACTGTAGAATTATCTAAATATCCCAATGTGATTGTTTTTTATGATTAATAATGTAAAAGTTTTTTATTTATTTTTATCGCCGTATATAAATATGTCTCTTTTTAATAAAATAACTATCTTACTTCAAAATTACCTTTTGTACTCGGCTTTACACCTAATTGTTTTCCACCACCCACTGTTACTTGTATTACTGGACCACCATCAATAGTGTCAGGACTATTAACATTAAAATCCGCAGAAGTCAGTTTACATCCATCATACCTAGCATTACGCATACCATAACTATCTTGTAAATGATAATCTTGAGTTTGTGATTTGTAATTTAAGCATGTTACGCTTAGTTTTGGTATATAAACAGAAGCTGTAGCTGTTGTGGTTTGATACAATCTAATACCAAGCCAAGGACCTATTGCTCTTGTGATTATAGTATTAATATTGGTACTTGTTGTTGTTGGTGTTATAGAGCCTGTTAAACCACAATCTAAATCGCCATAATGCAATTCAAGATAATTAGATACGTTTATATCATCCTGGCTTGCAATTTTTATTTCGTAAATATAATTCCAAGTACTTGGATCATTTGCCTTATAAAAGAAAGCTGGTAATTTTACAGAAGATGTACACGCTGATGTAGATCCAGTTATATCTGAGTAAAAACCTAATCCAAGTACGTTTGGAGATGTCTTTAAAAACCAATATGAGTTAGCGTTAAAAACTGGATCTAATATTAATGGAGCACCAAACGATGCACTGTTTAATGTAGTTGATACAATATTTAAACCATAAGTAGAAGTCCATTTGTTTTCATATATTGCTGCGCTTGATGAATATATAGTATTTAACACAGTACCATCTGCAGAATAAGCTGTGGAGTCTATGAAAGCTCGACCACCATAAATGTCAACATCATATTTATACCCTGATTCATTGGATATTTCGCTACGCTTACTATCCATAATAGTAGGATTTATTGGATCATGATAATCATACCTACTACTTGTAATGGGTGTAATAGTTTGACCAGCATCACTACCACTCATGGCATAAGACATGAAAACATATTGTGAACCATACTCTTTTGTGTTGCGTCCATAAGCTGTTACTGCAGTATCAATATCGCCAATAAGACTATCAGTACCTGATGGCTGATCATCCACACCACCATTATTAAACTCATTACAAGCACCAGCCAAAGTTAAAGGTTGGAATATGCTAGAGTCATTGATTATAGCCAACTCATGCATGTATTGTTCATTACCGGATAAAACAATAAAGTCAGAGCCATCAGGTTTTGTAATGATTCCACTATCCACATAATTAGCCATGCTACGATTAAAATCACCACCACCATCTTCTACACTGCCTCCTGTAATTATATTGTATTGAGCGTCTATAGAAGATGTGTGAAGCAGATTTTCAAAAGTAGGTGTTTTAATTGCTATCTTGCTTCTTTGTAGCAAGTCTGATTCAATAACTAAACCAACTTGAGCATTAGCTCTATAAGGTATAAATTTTTTAATTAATTGAAAAAGTGCTGCATCATAATGCTTTAGTAGTCTTATGTAGTTTTGAGGATTACTTCTGCGATTGTATTTTTTATAATATTCATTTTGTAGTGCAACAAGGCCTGGATAATTGTCAAGTCCCAAATAAGATGGATCACCTATAAAATTATCAATACTCAAACCACCAAACTGCTCAGCTATGTCCTGATTAATCTCATTTGTTGGAGAAAAATAAACACCAACTCGAGAACTGTCAATAGGATTGTTATCGGATATTGCCCTAATAACACTGGTATTTCTATACAGTTGGTTGTCACCAGCTGTTACAGTACCATCAATTCTGATTTTATTACTTACACTTCTATTCC